CCTGCGATTGTAGAATCAGATATAAAGTCCATTGGTGGCATAATGTCATCATTCAATACAGCATTGTCGTATTGTAGAGTAACAGTGATTGTAACTGGGTCTGAAACCGCATAGTCTGTTTGCGAGTAATCAGCATTTGTAATGAAACAACCCTCTAATTGCCATTGTTCAGTCGCATCACCAGAGTTACCATCTAAGATTTCAATCAATGTTGAAAACTTATAATTAGTACCTGCTGAAGGACCTCTTTGATTTTTATGGTCTAACTGTGATTGTACTTGACGACCAACTAGTTTAGTTAGGTTGTTTGCGATATCGTCACGCAATGTTATTGTAATTGGTTCCCATGTGTGCTTACCCATAACATACATACGTGAGTTGTATGAATCTAATGGAATTGACTCATGTGATACTTTAGGTCGTGATACATTCATAACCTGTCTTGTGAATTCTTGTGAACTTGTTCCAGTTCCACCAAAACCAGCAACTACTACACGGAATCTATAGTTTAGTTTTGGTTGTAGAATACCAGTGCCGACTGCATCCGAACCGGAGTCAGTTGGTACACCAAAATTGTTTAATGTTCTTGCCATTTTCTCTATCTCCTATAATTAGTGTTTGATTATGGTTTTAACACTAGTATTTATCTATTTTATTAATAATTAAGTTTGTAGTTAAAAAAAGTCTCAATAAGCACCCAAAAATCTCTTATTACAACCACATTTACATCCTGCTTTACAGTCACAATCTATAACTTTGTGTCCGCATGAGCATATTTCTTTTTGAAAACTAGTATAAGTTCCTTCACTTGCCCTAGTATAAGATGATGTTCCAAATCTAATGTGACCTTCATTTTTAACTGGTTGATAATCATTATCATCTACCCATTCAATTTTATCTGGATTATGCGTTCGTTTTGAACCACAATGAGTACAAAATAACTCCGATGGAATCCATTTATCAGATGCCGCTACTGACCAAAATCCATTACATGATTGACACGTAAAGTGCCAGATTGTTTCTTTATATACTTGCATCCTCCTCTCTCCTCAATTCTTTTTCTAAGTCATCAATCAACTTAGTAAATTTTCTCTTATATTGACAGTCTATTAATATAGCCTTATGTATATTCTTGTAATTTTCTAACAAGAGTTCCATAGTTTTTTTACTTAATTGCACTGTCCTTCTCAAATATGTTTTCCTCTCGTTCAGCAATAACTGATTCTTGTGCTACTGCGCCTTTTCTAAACTGAGAAAGCCATTGTTGTACTTTTGATAATGGGTCTTCGTCTGCTTGATATTTTATTCCAAGACCACCATTATTCATCCAATTCTGAACATTTTTACCTAAGTCATCAATTAATATGTTTGGTGTGCCATCAGGTTGAGTAGCATATGCACCTTTATTACTAGATATAATAGTTTCTTCTGGTTTAATCTTTAATTTTCTTCCAACCCAATCTATCTTATGTCTTTTACTGTTCTCATGGTCATTTCTAAGTGGCGAACTTAATATTTTATATGAGCCAAAATTATTTATAATCATTTGAATTAATTTATCTGCGGTAGAAAATTTTGGAAGTTTAGCAAAAAAATCTGTGCCAATCATTTTGTCCAATGTTTTATTAATATCTTCTCTAGGAATATCTTTCCAATTGCCACTTTTAATTCCTGCCATTTTTGCCCACTCAGAAAAAAAATCTGCTAGAACTCCATCCATATCAACATAAACAATCGGTTTGCTTTCTGGTTTTTCTGAAATTATCTCTCTAATGAGCATCTTTTTCTCCAAATACATTAGGGGTCTTTGTCTTAGTCCATGGTCCTCTGTTCATATATCTAGAACTAACTTCAACTGTTTTACCAAATAATTCTTTTGGAGTAAGTATCATAATGTTATATTTTCTATTAGCATTATCAACTCCAGTTACTTCAATTTCCATTTCATCATACTTCTTACCACCAAAAGTAACATCATGTCCTGTCATAAACTGATGAACTGCTTCATCCATCTTAGATAACTTAGCCGCTATAGCCATTTCTCTTCTTTTTGCTTTGCTCTTACCTTTAAACTGAGGCGCATCACTATTATAAAAATCATCAATAACAGCACCCATTGGTGTTGCTTTTGTTATTTTCTCAACAATTTTATAATGTCTGTCGAGAAAATGTGATACTCTAGATTTATGAACCTTAACAAGTTTATCACCTTTTTTAAGTGTAACAAAGTCTGTATCTTCGTTTACTGATGCAGACATAATGACTTCTGGCATTTTCATACTAGAAACATCTTTACCTATACTGTCTTTGTATTCTTTAGCAAGTTGGTCTTGCTCTTCTGGATTATCTGTTCTGTAAAATCTATTTGCAATAGCCATATCAGCAACAATCATATCTGATGGTGCTTTTATTAATGTTGGCTTATAGTGAACAATCTTTTTGAAATCTTTATTTGTTAAACTGTAAAATGTGCTTTCCCATTTATCAGGATGTAAAGCATATGTACCATTACGTTCTGGTACTATGTCTGCTAATTCGTCATTACCTTTATGAAATTTTCCTAAACCCGATAAATGAACTAACATTCCATCTTCAACTGGTTTCTTTAGATAGTATTCTAATCTACCTCTTTGAGTACCTAAGTCTGAATTTTCTTTTAACAATTCATCTTTAGTAGCAGTAAAGTTACTTTGCTTCCATTGTTGCTTGAGTTGTCCAAGTTTTGCACCCATTTCTGGTCCTGGATTCATACCTTTTGCAATTAAATCTGCTCCTGTTACAGGAAAATCTGGTACTTTAGCATCAACATTTAAATCTTTACCTTGTATTGTTACTAATGCTGAAATTAAACTCTTATCAATTCCATCAGCAATCATATCTTCTACTTTCTTTTGGTCAAGTGAATTGTTTTTATTCTTAACTAGAAAATCTAACATAACTGCTTCATTGTTACTCAATCTCCAACGATTTACTATGTCTGTCGTGTTACCCATTTGTGCTAATGCGATAATAGGATTGCCTTTATCTTTTACTTTGTTCAAGTCGTTTGTTGATAATCCTATAACTTTACTGACACCTGATTTAGTCATATGAGTTAAAACGTTAGCAATATTTCTACCTGAAAGTACTTTGCTCATTTCTTGCCATATACGTTCAGAACTTATATTCTGTAAACCTTTTACATTTGAACTGATTGCTTTTAATGTATCTTCATTCCAACTTGGGGTTGATAGTCTACCTTGAAATCTGAAGTATCTGAGTATTCTTAAATAATCTTCTTTGATACGTTCATCTGCATCACCCACGAAGTTACTGACTTTATCTTGTAAATCATCCATTCCATCAAAGTAATCAAATACATTACCTTCCATATCCATGCTCATAGCATTATATGTTAGGTCTCTACGTTTAGCATCTTCTTCCCAACTGCGAACAAATTCAACTTCAGCATGTCTGCCATCAGTTTCTTTATCTGCTCTTAATGTTGTGATTTCAAATGGTTCGTTATCTAGGATTGCTGTGATAGTACCATGTTCTAAACCTGTTGGTTTATGTCTGATACTTGCTTTATCGAGCATAGCAATCATTTCATCTGGTGTGGCGTCTGTTGCCAAATCAATATCTTTAGGAATCTTACCCAAAGCAAGGTCTCGAACAGCACCACCAACTATTCTTAGTTCGTGTTTGTTGTTCTTAAAGACTTTATCTAACTTTTTGATAGACGAAGTTATAACTGACTTTACGTCTAGTTTTTCTTCGTGTAATATGACTTCATTTATACGCATAACTGTATTTATCAGTTAGCATATAGTCGCCCAATAAAAAACCCCTCACTGAGGAGGGGTTTTAAACTAAACCTGTCTGTCTATTATAATGTTTCGCCAGTATTTCTGATACGAAGTGGGATATAAATGAACTCAACTGCTTTCGCTGGTTGAACTGCAACATCTACCCATAATTCGTTTCTGTCAATTCTTGCTGGTGTATTATTTGACTCGTCACATACTACTAAGAAGTCATATAAACCTCTTTGTGTAACAAGATTACCACAGAATCTTTCAACTGCATCTCTCATATTATCACGTGTAATCTTATCATTTGTTTCGAATAAGAATGAACGAGATAATTGGTCTAAGTTATGACGCATGTAGTTAACTAAACGTGCAACATTGATTCTATCTAAAGCACTAGCAGTTGCTTGTGTAGTCTTCTGACCATAAACTGCCATTCCTGTTGATGGAAAGTCTGCGATTGGGTTCATACGTTGTCCATAAAGAACGTCACGTTGACCTTCGCTTAATTGTACTTTAACAAACTCATCTTCTGAGTTGATATAACCAACTTGTGTTGCGTTTGAAACTACACCACGAGTAAGACCTGCTGGAGCAAACCATGGATATGATACCTGGTCTGAGAAAGCAATAGTTCTTAGTGCAATTGCTGATGAAGGTATAACTACGTCATTACCTGCCAAGTCACTTGACAAGCCATGTGGATAGTAAATTGCCCCATAAGTTTCTGCTGGAACATTAGATGTTCCCCATGCTTTCATTGAAGTCGAATCTGATTTCAATGTCATTGGACAATCACCGATAACAAATGCGATTTCTTTCTTGTCTTTATTCAATGTAATCATCTCATCCATTAACTCAAAGTATCCTGGAG